GCAGCCTTTAATTTGTCTGCCTTTTGCCATTTATTCCAGCCCATTCGACTGGTTTTAATGTCAATGATTGATATTGTATTAGTTGNAGTGTTTCTAATTACTAAATCTATNAATCCNTACCAAAATACATTTGNATTTCTTTCTGATGCTGGCACNCATAAATCTAGTTCGACACCAACCAGCTCTGTATTCTTTGTGGTAAAGTATTGTCTTCGACGCTTCTGAAACCATTCTAGAATAGCAACACCATCTTCTAAATAATCAACCAATTCATGTTTATTAGAAAAATGCTCTCCTGTCTGTTCAACAGCTTTTGCATATTCTGCCTTAAGGTTTTCTGTAAGTGTATTTCGGAAATTCATCCAATCTGCTTGCTTCACACCTTTTGTAAGCAATACCGTAAGGTATTCTTGCATTGTTTCGTGAAATGCAGTACCAAATGTTGTTTCAATGCTATGAGTGAATGGTGCTAACTTTTTGATGTATGCAAGTTCCCATTGTTTAGGACATTTCTCATACATTGACCATTGTGAATATGAAATGCGTGTTGGTACCGTAAATGGATCACGTCTTGCTAATTTGAATAATGGTGATATGTATTGAACTTCTGGCATATTATCTTGATTCTATTTCTTCTCTGATCATTTCCATATCTCCCCATGTATATGTAAATTCTGCAGGCATACCAAAAAAGAATGACTCTGGCCATTCTTGGTCTTTAATAAGAAACTCTCTAATTAGTTCTCCACCNNTGGCGTCATCTTCAAACGTCATTGCGTCAGCTGCAGCTTCATACAATTCATCTAAGTTTATCGTATTATGCTTGCACCATGTAATGAAGTCAGATACGGTATCTTCTCGCAAGAATGAGTCATACACTTCATGATCATCAAAATCTTGATTGAACTCAAAGAGTGTCCATGCGTTACGATATTCATCTTCAGCATAACCTGTTATTGAACATTTTTCTTGCAAAGCAATCTTTTCAAATAAATTGTTTGGAATATACCATGCAGATGTTACACTGAAATGTACTTTGTTGTCATATGACTCTGGCAAATCATTAAGATAAAACCATTTTGCACCGCCATGATCTAAATTTTCACTACGTGTTGGAAAGTCGTCAAACCCTAAATATTTGTAGAGTTCCATATCAATTTGTTCACACTCACCAAATTTATTTGCGAATGCCTCTGCTTGATCTGCAGTCTCAAACTCTGCTGTAACTATCGAATAAATGTCGTTTGCCATTTTATTTTATTATAAGAAATTACTTTGAAATATCCAAATAATTACTTGGCCCATTTGCCGTTTTGAACTAGTTGTGCAATGATGCCATATACTGAAAGATCAGCATAAGTATCTTGAGTTGATTCACCCACTTCATCTGGCTGACCGAGTACTACTAGTTGTTTTAGTCGTTGAATTTTATCATTCATTCTGAACCATAAACCTGTCAGTGATAGTTTGATATCATCATCAGTCTGCAATGCAGTACCTACTGAAATATTACCTGGCCCATAATTCCTTTGTTTTTTACAAAAGGTTTCATATTGTTCCCACATAATCCTTTTGTATTCTTCCATCATTTCTGGATATGTTTCTTCACAATATTGAATTGCACTTTGATTGGATTTGCTCATTTCACTCCTTTTACTAGTTTTTTAATTTCGTTTGGTTGATAACCGTAACGTTGTAGCAGGAAAGAGCAACTATCCTTTGACATAAGATCAACATAATCCGTAGCCTCAGCAAGGCTAACCTGATAATGTTCGGCTACTTGTGAAACTAACTCTTTTTCATACTTATCTTCCTTCTTGCCTTTTATGTATTTAGCGAAGGTCTTGTTTGATGGGAGGAGACCATGATACAAGCGATAAGTATCTTTGGGAGAAAGTAAACCTATTGTGTAACGCTGTAACTCATTGATAACTTCAGTTAGTTCCATACGCATTGATAAGAATCGATTAACGATAAATGGTGAGAACTGTTTTTGATCATGATCTGACCATTCTGACCATTCTTTCTTTTGATGCGTAATTCCATTGATAAAGTCAAAGATAGTTGCTGCTTTCTTTTCTGCCATGTTTAATATTTTTTACCGTGCTTATACGGTCTTGTTCTATTATACTCTAATTTCAATTCAATATGTCGTTCTAAATCAATACCAAAACCTTCACACATATCAAAAATACGAATTACTGTATCAGCAATTTCATCTTCAAATGTGTCTTTAATACATTGTTCAAAATCTGCTTGATAATCTGCTGCTTCAGTTCTGTCAATTGCTTTTGCATCAAACAGTTCAACTAAGGCTTTTCTAGAACCTCGATGTGCTTCTAATGCTTCGCCTAACTCTGATACGATTAGCATCAAAACTTCGCCTACATTTTTTCTATCTTCCCAAAAGCCTTTTTCTACATTGACTTTATGGATTTCTTGTTGTATTTCTTTTATGTTCATATTTTTATTTTATAAAACCCAACACTTACTGATTAATTATTTTTTGTTATTTAATTTATTTTCGAATTTATCAAATCTTGAGTCTAATACACTATATAACTCATCAACACGTTGATGTAATGTATTATTCGTATTTTCAAATTCTCGATAAACATCATCGAATTGTTTTTCTTGGTCGTTTAACTTTTGTTCGCTATTAGCGATTCGTTTATTCATCCTAAACATAGACACAACCATTGCAATTGCAATAACTGAACCTACACCTAACAAAAATGCGATTATTTCCATAATATTTCTCCTTATTTAAGCGTAAGTGTTGGGTTTATTTATTATAATTCATTCATTAATTTAACAAACATTGCCATTGTGTTGATTTCTTTATCAACTGCATGAGCATCTTGATACTGAGCTTCTGCCAATATTAAAATAACACCAGCAACATGACCTGTTCCATATTCATCAATTGTATCATACAAGAATGTGAATAGTGGTTGAAAGTCTTTTACTTTGCTGTCTGCTATAATTTGACGTATCTGTGTAAATGCTTTCTTCTTATCCTTTGAATTCTTTAACACTTCAAGTATTTCATTCATGTAATTGGCTTGAACTGTGCTTTGTTTGTCAATCTTTAATTCGCCATTTACTACTTGAGCTTGAGCTGCATTGATTGCTCTTCTAACATCTGGGTATGATGCATTGATAATTGTTGCTACATCTTTAACATCATATTTTACGCCCTTTTCGTCAAGAACCGTTACCAATCTCTGTGCTACATCACGCTTATTTGGAGGCGTGATTCCAAATACTTGACATCTTGATTGAATTGGGTCAATAATCTTTTCAACATAGTTACATGTAAGAATAAATCTTGTTGTCTTGCTATATGTTTCCATTAGATTACGCAATGCTGCTTGACCATTTGGTGTTAAGAAATCGGCTTCATCGAGAATCACAATCTTCCATCGCTTGAATCCTACTGTCGANGCATATCTNTTGATNTTNTCTCTAACCGTATCAACAGAGTTTTCATCTGATGCATTGATATACATAATATCTGAATCAACACCATTTGCAATAATTTTTGCAAGTGTCGTTTTACCTGTGCCTGCAGGTCCATAAAAGAGAAGATGTGGCACATCTCCATTTTCGATGAAGATGCGCACTTTCTCTATGATATGTTCATTACCAATATATCCATCTAATGTTGAAGGTCTGAATGACTCTGTCCATAATGTATTTTCTACTTGTCCTATCATACCTTATTAGTTTTGAAGTTGCACCAAAAAGTAGGTAGAATCAAAATCCTGACCATGAAATTCAACTTTAGCCAATCCTTGAGATGAAACATGAAGCGTACCCATATCTCCTCTGTTTGCAGTCAAAATTTCTTTCAATTTGTCTGCTGAGAACATGATTGGTTCCATTGGATTCACTCCACCATCAATCTCAAATGAAATATTATCTGCATTGATGGTTGTATAATTGATAATGAAACGAATTTTACCTTCTTTTACTTGAACGGCAAAGTTCTTTGCATCTGGTAGTGCATTCTTTGCTTTAATGAAACGATTGATGAATACATCATCTAAGTCAATGCTAACCTCATAAT